GTATCAAATTGTGTTTCATCGTTAGTATTAAGTATTACCCTGTCTGTTGCAGGTATTGTAACCTGTGCTGAATTCTGTCTTATAAGATAATTTGATCCGCCTTCGCTTCCTGATCCTGTTGTATTAACCAATCTGCCTTCAAATAATGCACCGTCTCTAAAATCTGTAAATTCAACTCTTGCATCGGCACCAGCGCCAATAATATCCGATGTAGCTGATGTATATTCTTGTCCGCAATTACTGTATTCAAATACAAAGATGTTGTCAGATGATCCGCCTGCTAGTGCTGACTGTACTTGTGCTTCATTTTTTCTATTGTTAACCGAAACTACTTGAGGAACTTCGTTCGGATCGTTACCTTCTGCAATTGAGCCAAATGTTCCATAAGAGTTATTACCATTTGTAGCTCGTATAATTCCTCCTGATTCTGCTAGATATCCCACTTGACAATAGTATGTAAACACCGATACTAGTTCTGCTCTTGCGTTGTTTAATACCCACGCACCAATACCGTCACTTAGTACTTGTGTAAAATCATTTGACACCATGGACTTATTACCGCCTGCGTGTAATGACCCATCAATCTTTTGACCTACACAAGCAGTACCAATGTTTGTTACACCTTGTAGATACGGAGATCTATTTACAATCCATGTTCTGTTGTCTGCTGGTCCCCAACCTGGATCTAATGCAACTAACGCTCCGCCGGTTGGTCTCTGATACTGTGCAAAAACTCCTGGTGGATTAAGTGTTCCAGTTAACCCGTCAGTGGTCATCTGTCTTAATCCTGTTGTGTCTCTCATCCAAAATAAATCGTCGTCTTGAGAACCATTTATACTATTTGCCATACGCCTTGCAGCAAACAGTGTTAGATAATTACCGTCATATTGTATATCTCTTTTTACTCCGCGAATCCAATATAATAAATCTTTTTTTACTTGATCTTCGTCAAATGTCTCATCTGCATATTCGTTAACTAGCCAACGATAACCTTCTTCTGCCAAGAATTTTTTATTTAATTCTAATGATGTACCAGCATTTATTCTTGCTGTACTGTTTAGTGTATTTGATCCAGATATAGTTGGATCTGTATCTCCTGATGCAACTCTAAAGTTTATATAGTTTTTATAATCTGTTATTCCATCAACTATCAAGTTAACAGCTTCTAGTGTAGTTGCAGGTACTTTTAAATTTTGTGGTACTGTATGACCTGGTGATGTAGAAGTTAGTACTCCGGTTAACACATTAAATAATATAGTTGTTAGATGATCAATAGCATCAAAATGACGGGTAATATAATTTCCACTGTATGATGTTTTAGGTGTTGATGCTACTATAGTTGTTGCTCGCAATTCATCACCCATTACAACACAACCTGCAGGAACAATAATAGGACCAACTTCTTCAAATCTTCCAGTAGCAACTGCTACTTTTGCTGGTTTAAGAGGAGTAAAATTATCTTCAACATATTGACATGCATATCTTACAGTAGCAAAAGGTTTATTTGGACTAATTCCGTATCCCTCATCATCTTTACCATGTTTACCTACAAATAATGTGTCAGTATCATTTATAGTGTTACGCCAAAATGCTTCTAATTCATCGGATACACTTAATACCTGTCCTGATTTACCAATTGGTACACGAACATCGCCTACTGTAGATCCGTCAACTACTTCTCCTTCTCCTAATGCTCTTGATAAACCAAATGTTAATAAATCACCTGGATACAACAATCCTCCTGGTTGACCTGCTTGTACTAGTAAATCCCAGTAGTAATATCCACTACCGTTATCTCCTGGAAAGTTATTATCTGCTGATAAGTGTTCTTGATTACATACATAAGTGCTACCGTATATAATTACAGTATCACCTACAGAATATAAAATATTAGGGTTCCAAGGACCACTAAAAATCTTTCCTGGAACAAGTCTTTCCCAAACTTCGTCATCTAAATAATCTAAAGAACTTCCGTCACCGTCTCCAATGCTTACATCTCTAACCGCTATGAATAATTGACCACCTCTTTGAACAATATCACCAGATCTATAGCCAACATCATAACCTTGCCAGGTTCCTCTAAAGTTATAAGATTTTGATAGTATAATCCAGTCTATTGTACTGTCATCAGTATCACTAACTTGTACTTTTGACGGATTACTATCTAAGTTGTTGTTAACAGCATAATACAGATATCCGCCATATCTAACAATGTCACCTACATTATAAGCAACTTCAGAATCCCAATCATTGTCATATTGACTACCTGGAAACTCTAATGTAAATTTATCATCGTCTAATTCAGTATCTCCGGATGTATGTGTTTCTGTACATCTAAACATAGACGCACCGTACTTTACTAGATCATTTGGTCTATATAATGTAGAAGATGTCCAGGCTCCTTTGTACTCATACCCGTTATAAAACTGTTCCCAGTTTGCTGTATCGTCTTCAAAACTTCCGCTTATATGTGTTTTTATTGATTTATATAAAATTCCGCCATATTTAATAACAACATTAAGTCCATAACTTGTAGAACTTGTCCATTCACTTGAATAATATTGTCCTGCAGCAATCAGTATCCATTTGTTAGTACTACTAACTACAGATTCGTCTACTCCTTGTGCATCTGTATGAAAATCTGTTGAGGCATGTGCAACTTGACATGTATATAACGACCCTTGAAATTCTACAATATCACCAATATTATAATCAGTTCCGCTTGCCCAAGCACCAACAAAACTTCTACCACTAGTCATTACAACCCAGCGTGGTTGAGGAATTGGTGGACTTGATCCCGGTACTGTTGCTTCTTGGTCAGTTCTAAATGCTGGGCTTGCATTATGTCCAACTATACAAACATAACTCTTACCATTAACTCTAACTACATCATCTCGTATATAATCTTCGCCAGCAGTCCAATCGCCCTTCCAGTTGTACTTAAATCTATCAATTGAAAATTCTGCCATTTTAGTATCCTTGTCCGTTTGGTGTGTATGGTGTTGGTTCTGTTAAAACAGCATTGTCGTCGCCGTCGCTGTAAGACGGACTACTTATATTCTCAGGGTATACATATGCTTGTGATAATCTTTGTATAAACTGCCCGTCTGCAGGATCTACAAAATATGTAAGTGATCTGCTGTCCCATTTAAATTGAGGATATCTTACATTATCGTAAAGTTTATCGTGATTTTCATCTACGCCGCTTAAAAAGTCAATACCTTCTTCAAAATCTAAATAGTTTTCCTCTGCAATACCAATATTATTTACAACAACAATATTTTCATCTCCGCCTGATAGTTGATCAGATTTCATTAAAAACAGTTCACCGTCTTCATTTCTTCGTAGTCCATAAAAATATCTTTTGATAAAACTATCAATAACGTCTGTTGGACTTGTTCCTATATAATATGTCATTATGTTATCTCCACATAGCTGACTATAACATCAACTGAATCGTCTACACTTGATCTAACAAGCAATTGGTTGCTAGGTGCTAAAACTAACTTTTCGCCGGTACTTACTGCTCGTAAACTTGTTCCTGCTGGCAAAATACTATCTTTTAAATAATAACCTGTAACACTAGTGTCATCTTTAATCAATACATCACAGTAAATAAATTGATCAGTAAGATTGGTAAAACTTAATCCTAGTATTGTTACTCGTGTGGTTGGTAATGTTTCGTAAATTAAAACAGGTACTGTTCCACAATTTTTTATTACTGTATTTTTTAATATTGTTGCCATTTAACTATCCAAAAATTAATACTTTCTCAATTGCTATTTCTTCTGCTTGAGCAAAAGAAATACCGCCGCTTGCACCAGCTACGCTAACCCAACTAGTACCATCATATAATTCTACTCTGGAATCATCTGTATTAAAACGGATCATTCCTGTAACACCAGTAGGACGAGTAGCGTTTCCTCCTACAGGTAATACAATACCCTGTGTTCCATCAAATTTAACATAGCCGTCACCGGTGTTTTCAAAAACCGTAACAGCATCGCTAACTGTATTTTTAATAGTACTATCTGTAAATCCTAAATTTTCAAATTTAACAAGTCCGGTACCATTAGCAGTAAACTCAAGGTCTGTATTAGTAGTAATACTACTTATCACATTACCGTCAATCTCTATGTCATCTACGGTTACACGATTTGTGTTAAATCTACTTGCATTCATATCTGCTACAACTGCACCATCTATGTAGTATCTTATTGTATTGTCATTTGAACCAGGTGTTAATTCTGCTGTAATTTTTGTGTTGCCGTCTAAATCTTGTAAACCATCTAATTTAATCCAGTTGCTACCATTATAACCTTCAAATCTAGCCAACTCGCTGTTAAATCTTATTTGTCCTGCTGTAGCTGTTGGTCTCTGAGAAATGTCGCCAACTGGTAAGTTTAATGCTCCTGTACTATCAATATCTACTACACCGCTACCTGGTGTGAGTGTTATATCGCCTGTGCCTGTAATTGTGCTACCTTTAATTGACAGGGTGTCGATTACGATACTACCAGTTCCAGAAGCTCTTAGCTCTAAATTACTATTACTGTTTGTTGTAGTAATAAAGTTGTCTCTAATTACAATATCGCCAGTGTCAAACTGTCCTGACGTAATAGTACCAGAAGAAATTAAATCAACAAAATTAGTTGTTCCTCTAATAGTTAAGTCATTTGAGATAATAACATCGTTGTTCGGAATAACAACATTACCAGTTCCGTTTGCTCTTAATTCTAAATCAGCATTACTAGATGTAGTTGTTATAATATTATCATCTATCAGTATTTCTTCAAACTGTGCTGCTGCACCTACGGTTAAATCTTGTGTTACATCAACATCGCCTGATACACTAGCATTACCTGTTTGTGTGTGTAAACCAACAAGCGTGACTGTTCCTGTAATATTTGTATCACCTAGTGTTGCTGTTCCTGCAACAGTTAAGTTATTGTCAACTTGTAAGTCGTTAGTTGGTAATACAACTTTTCCAGTTCCGTTTGCTCTTAATTCTAAATCTGCGTTACTTACTGTTGATGCAATATAATTTGTATTAATTTCTATATCATCAACTATTAGTTGATCTACAAACAAATTGCTCCATAAGTTTGTTGAAGAACCTAAACTATATGTACTTGTTATATTTGGTCTTAGATCCGAAGCAATACCTGCAACAATTTGTAAATTATCATTACCGCTATCACCTAGTGTAATATTTCCACCAATAGTTACATCACCAGTTACATCAATATTTCCATCAACTGTAACATTATTTTCTAAATTAATTTGGTCTGTTGCAGATTCAAATATTAAGTCACCTGCTGTGCTTTCTATAGTATTTCCACTAATACGAATATTACCAGTATCAATTCTTTCGCCGTTTATAAATGTGTTGTTAATACCGTCAGTAAATGTTGCTCCAGTTGTTAGTGTGATGTTAAGTGACGATGTATTAAATTCAACTGTACCGTCTTCTTGATTGACATAAAACAAGTCTCCTACACGGAAGTCACCTTTGTGATCCACAGAGCTGTATCTTACTTTTGCATCATTTAGTTCAACAACTTCGTTTGCTTGATTTACACTTTCTGGGTCGTTGGTAACTTCTTTGCCGTTACCAATGTATGCTAGGTTCTGTCCTATAGCATATACAATAACGCCTTCACCGTCACCGTATAATCCGTAGTTACCGTAAACATTTGCTGAGCCGATCATTCTAACTTCAGCGCCAAAGTCTCTTACATCAATGTTTTCAATAGTAGTTGCTGTAGTACCTGAGCCGTTACTAATAGTTGCCGGTGTTGTATCAAAATTCAGTAGATCAGTGTTTTTACCATCAAGCACAAGTATTTCATTATTTTCTACACTTTCAACATTAACAACAACTACTGAACTTGCATCTGTTGATGTAAATGTTACTGTGTCAAGTGCTGAAAATCCAGGGCCACTTATACCACTTAGTCTAATTCTTGTTTTACCATCGTATGCAAAACCTGCACTGCTATCAAAAGCATATAAACCTCTGTTAGCAAAATATGTAAAACAGTTTAACCATTCAATTCTTGCACCATTAGTTGCTACAAGTCCATCAACACCGGGTGTAATAAATGTAACGCTGTGAAACAACATTGCTGCTTCTCTTGATGCAGCTGTCGCATATGCTCCGTCAACTAGTGCGCCCTTGCCAGCATCACCTGATAAAAATCCTCTTGGATCATCAGCTGTGATTGTAGTACCTTTTGTGATTACTGTGATGTTTCTAATATACGGTGAACGGGTAGTTACTTCAAAATCAGTTGCAAAACGAAATGCCCAACCATTGTCGGGGAATATCCTATTGTCTCCGCTACAACTAAATGTTAGATTTGAAATGAATACACTATGCCCTACATAACTATCGTGCGGTGATGCAGTAGTAATTTCTAATACTCCGGTAACATTGTTATATGTTGCTGAAGTTACATTTACAGGAGCAGTACTATCGCTAAAGTCAACTGTTCCGCCACTTACATATGCATGTGCTTGTCCTGTTGATCCTACATTTACTTTAAAAGTATCACTGTCAACAACTTCTGTAACTGTAAAATAATTACCGCCACTATAAAAATCTTTTATAGTTAAATCTTCAACTGTACTTTCACCGTTTAACAAAAATGCATCGTTATAGCGTGTTTCTGTAGTAGGAGAAAGATTAACACTTCTTATACTGTGTCCTTTTACAGTTACACCAACTGGAACAGTTATTGGAAATACTTCTGTGTAACTTCCTGGAAATATATGAATTGTGTCGCCGCTTGTTGCAACACTAATTGCTTGTTGTATGCTTGCAAATGGAGCCTGTGGATGATCACCGTCGCTAGTATTGTCACCATTTTCTGCTACATAGTAAATATTACCTTGTTTTGAAATAAGGTCAATACCGTTTACAGTTAGTGCAGTAGTTGTTATAGACGTAGCGTTAAAGTTGTTAACCCAAACGTCATTCCATTGTTTACCAGGAGTACCAAGAACATATGTATTATCTTGATCAGGAACAATGTCACTAGCTACTTCTGCATTAAAAACAATATTATCTGTATCAGCATCACCAAGTGTTATATCACCGTCTGATGTAATACTTCCAGTAGCATGAATATTACCTGTAACATTCATGTCTGCTAGTACTTCTACAGTGCCAGTTCCGTTAGGTCTAAATTCTAAATTTGCGTTTGAATCGTTGGTTGAAATTGTATTGCCTTCTATGTCAATACTGTCAACTCTTAATTTGTTTTGATAAACTACATTGTCTAATGTACCAAGATTTAAATAATTTTGGCTAGTAGATATTGTGCTGCCTTGTATGTTAACATCAGCAAGATCTGCTTCTGTTACAACAGTAAGATTATTTGTTCTTGTAGTACCGGAAATATCTAACTCGTGTTGAGGAGAACTTGTTTTGATACCAACCTTCTGGTTGTTAACATCTAAGTATAATAAGTCCGTCTCAAAAGCCAGATCAATCCCGTTTCGAACGAGATTCGACTTTAAGAGAGGACCGGATATGCGACCAACTGCCATCTCTACTCCTTAACACGGGGATCCTGTCCCTCCAACCACCTTACATTGCGGGTTGACCACAGTTCGTCCTGCTACGGATTTGGTCGATCCTTTGCAGCATTAATAGTATTTATCGTTTATATAAAAAAGGATGAGCTTAGCCGTAAATTAATGACTGAATTAGAGCTTCGTCTTCCATGTCAGTGACACTAACATTTTCAAATTGTCCTGCTGCTGTTACCCAAGAAGTACCAGTATAGACTTCCATTTCACCTGAGTCTGTATTAACTCTAGTAAATCCTATTTCAGGAGTACTTGGTCTTTCTATTTCTGTGCCAGGTGGCATTATTATAGCTCCTGGGCCTGCAAATTGCCAGTATCCATCATCTGTATTTGCTAGATGTAAAATTTCATCTGATACTGTGTTTAATATGCTGTTACCGCTTATTGTAATACCTTCGATAACAACATCACCACTGCCGTCAGGACGAAGTTCTAAATCACTATTACTAACATTTGTACTAATCGTATTAGCATTTAAATTTATATCTTCAACTTGTAGTGCATGTAAGTTTACACCGTCACTATCAAAACTACCTAACAAACTATTGTTCACTGTAAACAATAATGTATTATTTGTAGGATGTGCTACAATATTAGTTTTAAGATCATCTGAATATACACCGCCCAAAGCAACACTACTATTAACATATAGTTCAAACACATTGCTTGTTGTGTTAAATCTAATATCACCCTGTGTTGTAGATCTTTCTAGTATAGTACCATCTGGTAAATTTATAGCACCTGTACCGTTTGTGATTAAACTTTCAGTAACATCAAAAGTTATAGTTCCACTATCTTCAACATTGGTTCCTTTAAACTCTAATTCTGAAATTTTTACATGGCCAGTTCCTGCAGATCTTAATTCTAAATTACTATTACTATTAGTTGTAGTAATAATATTGTCGTAAATATTAATGTCGCCTATGTCAAAATCGGCTGATGTGTTTACTAAATTTAAATCAACAGCATTAGTCGTTCCGTTAACTGTAATATCATTGTCTATAATTAAATTAGTTGGTATTTGTATATTACCTGTGCCAGAGGCTCTAATATCTAAATCATCATTGTTTGCAGCAGTTTCGATAGCATTTCCGTTAATGTTTATTTCTTCTAGTTCTGCTTTAACAACATTTAAATTTTGACCTATTATTAAATTACCATCTACAATAAAATTATCAGTTATATTATAATTACCAGCAAGAACAACATTTCCTGTTATGTTAGTACTTTGTAAATCAGTAACACCTTGTACTTGAGCATTAACATCTATCTGAACATCGTTATTTTCAATATAAATTCTGCCTGTGCCGTTAGCAGTAAATTCTAAATTTGAATTTGATATATTAGTTGTAATAGTAGTATCTACAAATCTTACATCACTTATATTTGCTTCTGAAAAATAACCGTTTTTCCATTTATAGTTTGCACTACCGATATTATAATATCCGCTTATATCAGGTATTACATCGCTGTTAATATCTGCATTAAAGTTTACAGTATCTACTCCAAAAGTATCTCCAAATACAATTAGTTCTGTGCCTACACTTAGATTACCAGTAAGTGTTAAATTTTTCTTAAAAGAAATATCGTTATTAAAAACAATATCATTTGCGCCTGCACTGTCAAGGTTAATTGCACCTTCAAGGGATTCAATTGTGTTTCCGCTGAATCTAAAATTTCCAACATCAATTAGTGTTGGTCGTATAATAGTTTCACCACTATCGCTAGTTATAGTTAAACTAGAAAGATTATTAAATTCAGCTGCACTTAGTTCTAAACTAGTTTCGCCTGTGTCAAAATCAATAAAGAACTGATCACCAATTCTAAAATCGCCGCCGTGATCTTGTGATACATGATAAATTTTACCGCTGTTTAATTCTGTTGTTTCATTTGCTTGTATAGATCTACTAGGATCATTATCTACAAATTTACCTGCACCTATATAAGCAAAGTTATGTGCAATAAGATACATGATACAATCATTGCCGTCTGCTTCAGCACCTTTATTTCCATATACACTTGCAGATCCTATTGATCTTATTTCTGCACCATATTGTACTGTAGAACCGTCTGTGCTTAAATGTCCTGTAACTCCGTTCTTTGCATACAATCCTCTGTTTGCAAAGTAGGTAAAACTGTTTAACCATTCTACCCTAACACCGTTGGTCATTGTAATTGCATCTACACCAGGAGTAATAAATGTTGCACTGTGAAATAGCATACTTGCTTCATTGCTTGCACTTAATACATCAGCACCGTCGATTAATGCTCCTTTACCTGCGTCACCACTTGCGAATCCTCTAGGATCGCTTGCACTTGTAGTTGTACCTTGGGTAATTACTGTTACATTTTGTATGTAAGGTGAACGACTTGATATAACAGTGTTTGGTGCAAAACGGAAAGCATAACCTGTATCGTTGCCACTATCATAATAAAAGTCTTTAATTGTAAGATTCATTATAGTGCTTTCACCATTAAGGTGAAAAATATCTTTTGATTGATCAGCACTTGCTGGGCGAACGATTGTATTTCTAAAATCTTCACCTTTAATGGTTACATTACTTGGAACAACTAAAGGCAGTTCTTCTTCATAGCCTCCAGGAAATACATTAATAACAACGGCACCACTATTACTTGCGTCTGCAGCATCTAATGCTCTTTTTATTGTTTTAAAAGGTCCTTGAGGATGGTCTCCAGCATTTGTGTCGTCACCGTTTTGTGCTACATAAAATATGTTACCTTGTTTTCTAGTTAGTGGTGTAATTGAGGCAACATCTACTGTACCTGAAACTACATTAGAACCATTTAATAGACCCGAATCAATTCTAGCCCACCTTTTTCCATTTGCACCCAAACTATAAGTGTTAGTTGCATCTGGAATTATAGAACTATTAACATCTGCATTAAAAACAACATTATCAGTATCGTCGTTACCAAATGTCAAACTACCGTCAGCTGTTATGTTACCAGTAGCATGAATGTTACCTGTTACATTAACATTACCAAATGATTCAACTGTTCCTGTTCCGTTTGGATCAAAAATTATATTTGTATTTGATGATTTTGTCGATATTGTATTGTCAGTAGCAAAAAACTGTTGTGTTTCTAAATTAGATAAAACTACTGCTAGTCTCGCATCAAGAAATATATCGCCACTGTTTATATCTATATTATTATTACTTATAGAGTAATTTGCAATATCACTTATACTAGTTGTAATGTAATTTGTACTTTGAGAACGTCCATCAATATTTAACTCAACAAGAGGGGCATTACGATTAACACCTATTTTACCTGAATTAACATCTAAGTAAAGAAGTTGTGTTGTATCTAAGTTGTTGCGAAACGCCAGATCATTGCCGTTTCTTTCAAGGTTTGCTGTTAATAAAGGACCGGATATTCTACCTACTTGTGCCACTGTTTATTCTCCTGACACAGTATTTATTGCTATTTGTCGAAGTTATGTATTACGGTTATAGGTTTATCTAAATCAGGTGCTGATGTAAATTCTAAATACCAACCTGGTAAATAAGGTCCTGTTGAAGTTCCTGCTCTGAATATTTCACCACTACTAGGAACATAATTTGAAGTGTTTCCACCTGATGTGTCAACTCCTACTTCAATTCTGTTAGCTGCAGGAATATTTACAATAGTGTGACTTCCAGGACTACTGGAATCATCTGTGTTTAGGTTTTCAAGTGCATCATCAATTGTACTTTCAACTTCTGTAATATAAATTAGATCGTCTGTAGTATAACCATGATTGGTTGCTGTTTCAATTACCGTTGTTGCTCCTGTACTAATAACACTTGTTATTGTATTTTGATTTCCAGGATTTTGAACTAAAGAATAGTTAGTTCCTGAAATTTGAAAGACGTTTTCTACAAACACTAAAACATTAGCGGCTCCTGCAGGTACTGGATAAAACGGATCACCACTATTCAATGGACCAAATATAGTTTCAACTGCATCGCCACTTCCGAGATTTTGTTGAGTTATTGGGGCGTATGATGATGGTGCAGCACTTCTAATACCATCCCAAACGCCAGCTTCATATGCTTCAAATCTGTTATCTGTTGTATTATATCTAATATTTCCGTTAACTGGGGAAGTAGGTCTTTGTGCTGTAGTTCCAATTGGAACTAGCATAGTATTAGTACTGTCTAAAATGATTTGATCATCAACATCATACTTCACACCTTTACCATAGATGTTTCTTAAGTTAGTATTTTGTGCTTTAATTAGGCGCATTATACCTCCAAATAACTAACCGTTGCTGACAAGTCTGAGTGTCCTACAAACGATAACATATCGCCTGCTTCCAAAATAATTTTTTCACTGTCAAATGTAAAAGTTTCGCCAAATGGTAAAACTAAATTATTAATAACTCTTGTTACATTGTTATCTAATGTACCAGGTGATCCTCCTGAATTTGCAATAAAGTGTAAGTCAAAACTCTGTGAACCACTAGAAGCATTATTACAGACCATAATATTTGTTATTGCATATCGTTTACCCGCTGGCACTGTTACAACATTCTGTTGTACACCTGTCATTCTATTGTTTACTATTGCCATTTTATTTCCTTAAAAAATCATGCTATAAAGCAGTGATCTATTGTTGCTAATTAGTTCATCTCTTGTACTGCTACTATTTACAAAAAATACTCCTGTACCGCCTGTGTCTTCGGATTTAACATATAGGATATTTCCTGCACTAGGTTCTAGCGGATCTATTGCTGCATCATCAGCATGTGCAGTTTGTGTTAATTTTAATTTATCATTAACTTGTACACTTCCGGTTCCTGCAGCTTCTAAAATTAAATCTTCGTTACTATCAGCTGTGCTTATCTTATTGCTTAAAATCTGTATATCTTGTATAGTAGCAACTTGATTTGTAAAATTTGCAACAACATCATTGTTTACCCCTATTTCTACTACACTTTGTTGTCCAGTAACATCAAAAGATTTTGTCTCTACAAAAGATTTAAAAGTTGTTCCTTCTTCAATTCTATCTTGAAGTACTGTTGCTGTAGCAAACGCAACATAATCAACAAGTGCTTTTGCATTTGGAATTAAGTCGTCATCTATTGCGCCGCCTGTTATAACACCGCCTGTATATGGAAAAACATTTGTTTCATAATCGGTAGCGTTAGTAACGCTAATAGCATTATTTCCTGTGTCAATAAACAGTGCTGAATTAGATTTTATGCCGTCTAATACTAGAGCAGTTTTGTCTCCAGCACCTGTAAATATTTTAAATGCTCCTGTACCTGAATCGCCGCCGATTTCCCAGCTCACACTGTCATCAAATACAAAGTATGCTTCGGCTTCTGATCCTCTATCAATTTCAATACCCGATTGATAATTTTTTGATGCACTGATTCCTGCGCCAGCTTGTCCATTATTAAGAGTAAGTATATTATCATTAATTAAAGTGTCATTAGATTCAACAGTAGTAGTTGTACCTTCAACTTCTAAACTGCCACGGATAACCACAGTTCCGGCTGGTTTGTCACTTACAAAAGAACCTCTTGAGGTATCAAGAATAATCTCTCCGCCTGCTTCAACCTTTACTGTATAATTTCCATTTTCAACACTTAATACTTTTGACATCTATAAATTCCTAATAAGTTGTAGGGGATTTTCACCCCTACAAAACTATGATTATGATCTTTGTACTGGTAATGCAACACTGATTACTGCATTTGGTACATTAGAATCGTCATCTGGAAATACACCTAAACCGTAAATTGCATTATCTGCATTTGGTAGAGTAGTATCTGCTCCAGAGCCTTCTATTTGTACTGTTTTATTCCGTAATTTTGTTACCTGATATACAGTACTATCACTTGAGCCAACAGTATCAATAGTAAATTCACCTGCTTCAAGTGCTTCACCACCGCCTGTTCCTACTTTGTTTACAAGTTTTAATATCTCGTCTGATGCATGATCTCTTGGTGAGAAAGGTCCGCCGGCATCATTGTTTGAATCTAGTCTAACAACATATTTGGCATCACCTACTTGCCTTACTATATGAGCTGCTGTAGTTGCTTCTGAACCACCTGTGAAAAAGTGACGTGTTACTGCGATACGTCCGTCGCCGTATCCAATTTTATCTTTGTTAATAGGTCTTCCCATTTGTTTTCTCCTTGTTAGAAGTCCGATGTAGGTTCTAGCTACTACGCTGTGGGTACAGCATAAGTCCGCCTTGCGGCACACTATCTGACATATGTATTTATCAAAAGAAGAAAAAGCTGAACGCTAGTCATAAAAAAAGGGCGACATAAAGCCGCCCTTTTAATACTTTTAAAAAGTATCTTAGCTGAAGCTTAGGTTTGCTGCTGTTACTTCTACCTTTTCTAGGTAGTCAGCTGCATTACCAAGCGATGATGCTGTGTTTGACAACTCAACATATCCGTAGCGTGTCATGAAGCTCACGACTGGCTCGAATGATGTTGGGTCTAGTACAACACCTGAAGACATTAGCGGAATGTATGGGCAATAGAATGCTGCCGCATCTGATTCGCTTGTGCCTTTGTAACCAACTAGTACATCGTCATCAGCTGCATATGTGTTTACATATACCTTCATTGCGTTGTTTAGCGTACCAACGAACTTAGTGTTTGTTGGAGCTTCGAACGAACCTTCAGTTGTTCTTGCGAACGCTGAAGTTGTTGCTGATTGTAGAACAGTTAGGATTGCTGGTGAAACAACAGCCCAGTTACCAGCACCACGACGTGTACGCTGTGCAATTCTGTTAGCAGCACGGTTAACTAGAACAGCTAAAGCAGCATGTTCGTCACCAACGAATGTTGCAGTACCAGATACAGCAGCCTGATCGAATGTGTCAGTGCCTGTTCCTGCTAGTGTTGAAAGAGATGCTAGGATCTCTTGGTCAATTTCAGCTGTAATTTCTTGTGCTAAAGCAGCCATAATTTCTGCTTCAACGTCAATTCCATGCTGTGATTGAGCGTCTTGTGCAGACTCAAAAGTCCAGCGAGCTGATAGCTTTCTGGTTTTTGCTTCTACAGTTTGCTTCAAGATTTGAATTGACAAACGGTTACCCGCTGCGCCTTCTAGTGCCGCTGTTGCATCAGCTTTTGCAGTTGTTGCATTACCTGAATATGCTTCAGCAATCTTGAATGGTGAAAGTGCTTCTTCTCCAGCTACTGCACCGGCTGCGCCTGTGCCTGCTGTGTCTGAGTAGCGTACTCTCAATGTGTGGATTTGACCCACTGGTCCTGTCATAGGCTGAACACCGACAATTTCGTTAGCGATAACTGTAGGCATTACTCGTCTGATGACGGGTAGAATAACTCTGTTAAGAGTTGCAACATTACCGGCAGAAGTTGCACCAGCTGTAGCAGTCTCTGCCAAATACGAGCGTGTATTTTCTAGAGTGGTTGCCATCACCTGTTTCTTTGTGCCATTTAGGCCTTCAAGAAGTGCAGTCTTTGTGTCCTGCCAGCGACTTTCTAATAGTTCTGACATTTGGTTTCTCCTTAATTTAATCCAGCAAGTTTACGCAATTCTATTACATTATTGCTATCGCTTGCATTGTCACTATTTGTGTTCTCTTGTCTATTGCCTGTTATTTCTGTGCCTTCTGTAATTACTGCCTTGCGCTTTGCTGGAGTTTTACCGTCTATCACTGCCGGTAGGTATTTGTCAAACGCAGATCTTAGTTTCTGTGTTTGCACTGATTCCAGTAAATCCATCATAATTTCCTTCTGACCTTTGTTTAAAGGACCAGTTAATTCATTTATGACATCTTGTCTTTGAGCTGCTTCAACCATGCGCTTAATTTCAGCTTGTTTAGCTTCTGCTAAAGTTTGCTTTTCACTAATTGCTTTTTTGGCTTCTGCAAGTTGCTTGTCTTTTACTTTAACTACTTTCAGTAACTTAGAAGTTTCTGAGTTTTCGTTAAGGTAGCTATTGCTGTATTCTGCAGCAAATGCTTCAAACAGTTTACGCCCAAAATCATTTTTGCGTGCTGCTTCAATATCTTCTTTAAGCTGGTAAATTTCTTTGTTAAGAACTTTATCAACGATACCGGATACTTTGGCCGCACTCCTTTCAACAAACTTAGTTTTAAGCTCATTGAAGTGTCCTTTAGCTTCACGAATTAGTCTTACCTTCGTTTCTGCTAAGTCTTTCTTGTCTTCGCTAAACTCTGCAATTTCTTTTGCAAGTGATTCAACTACGAAATCTTCAAGCATTTTAAACTTGTTAGCCATCGACTTCTGATCTTCGTGTAGTTCGTTTACTTCTTTTGCTAGTGATTCAGCAACAAAACGCTTCATTAAATCAGCATTTTCACGCATAGCAACAGCATATCTTGCTTTTGCTTCTGCTAGTTGCTTGCGATCTTCAGCAAATTCCTCAATTTCTGAAGCAAGACGTTCGCTAATCATAGAGTCGATTGCCTCTACCATTGTTGTTTTGTCATGCTCATACTTTTGAGCGAACTCTTCGCGAAGTTCAGCAGTAACCTGTTGACGGTTTTCTTTAACCTTATGGTTCCAAGCCTCTTCGATTTCGTGGCGCACTTCTTCAGAAACTACATCGTTTTCAAAGAGTGTTTTTAGTGCATCCAACATTATGTTCTCCTTCTATTGGAGTCTCGTGATCAAATTGATCAGAGATTCTTTTAAGTATTTTTGAGCCTTTTTGTCTTCTTTTGTAGCCTGTGCTAATTCGTAAGCCTTGTAACCACCTCTGGTATTCATTAGATGCTCATATATTGGCGTTGGGTACGCCCCTGGAGCACTTGGTTGTGCAACTACATCAACAGTAATAATTTCAAAATCTGAAACATTACCGCTTCCGTCTTCACTAACATTACCGCTACCGCGCGATGAAACACCTAGTTTAACTCCGCTTTCCAGCATTGTTTTAACTAGTTGTCCCATCGGTGTTGGTAAAATTTTCATTTTTCCATAACCATTTGGACCATCCATCCACATTTCAGTAATCATGTGACTGACCCTGTCCAGGTTAATATTAAGTCCTTCTGGATGATCTACTTCGCCGAGTACACTGTATCCCCCGCTTATTTGATCGTTGAGAGTTTTGACAGCCCTGCCAATTTCATTCACAGGATACACACGCTGATTAGCGTTGCGTACTCCGCCCTGAATACAAATTCCCTTCATAAACAGGTCTTTTCCTTCGTTGGCATTCTCAACCACCATTTGGGCTTGATCGAATGTCAGGTGCTCTCGTAAGTAATTGTTCATCCTTCAGTCCTTTATTAGCTACCGATCATTGATTTTTTATCAGGAGCCGCATCGCCTTGGCCTTTTTTCTCAGCGCCGTGGCCTTTTGGTTCATTTTTCATTGACTTAGATGCTTTACCACCAGGAACATTTACATTACCCATGTTATCTTCCTTTGTTGTTGGTTGAGCTAGGCCGCCTTGTGTGCCGCCAGTTCCGCCGTCTCCGCCTTGAACCAAGTTTGAAGCAGTGCCTCCCATGTCATTTTTACCAGCTACGATTGACTTAGAGTTTGCACCGTTGTCGCCCATTGTTGCTGTTACTTTTTCAACATATTCACGCATCTGCTCGCCTGCAGACTTTGTAGATTCTTCTACATTGTCATCTGCTTCTTCATCGGCTTCAAATTCAAATGACTCTTCTTCAGGCTCTTCGTCGCCTTCTTCGTCACCTTCTTCGTCGCCCATATCCATATCGCCTTCTTCGTCGCCTTCTTCGTCACCTTCTTCTTTGTCACCAAGTAGTTCTTCGAATTCAGCTTTTAGATCTTCTAGTTCTGCTTCAAGGTCTTTAATGTCACCTTGTGTTGCTGGAGCACTATCGTCGCCTTCGCCATCGCCCATATCCATTGCCATGTCGTCTTCTGCGTCTCCGCCCATTTCAGCGTCATCTCCGCCCATGTCCATATCCATGTCCATGTCGTCTTCGCCTTCAACTTCGAACTCATCTAAATTAAAATCTTCGTCAACTTTTTCGTCTTCGTCTTCGTCATTATCATCTTTTGATGCTTCGTTAGTTTCTTCGTCATCATCATCTTTTGATGCTTCATCTACTTCTTCGTCATCTTTTGATGCTTCATCTACTTCTTCATCGTTTACATCATCAGCAAGTAGATTTTCGTAAATATCTCTTGACTTTTCTACTACAATCTCGTGAAATAGTTCTTCCGCTTTATCGCGGTTGTCGTTAACAAGATGCTCTAGCATCTCTTCAAATTTGTTTGAATTTGCCATTTTTATCTCCTATAAATGTTTACCTATGGTAAGGCTGTCAATTGTATTTACATAATAGGGAGAAATATGCATAGAAATAGGCCCAAAACAGCGTTTTTTGGGCAGAGGTTATGAAAGTTGAAAGATTTTCATAAAATCTTCTACTGTAATTGTAGTAAAGTTGTCAAATTTATTTAGTTCTTCAGGTTGATAATTATCAGGTGCTATTACCCTTACAAACTGTGTATTTTTATTTTCTTTAACTACTGAAACAGTTTGTCGCAGCCAATTACCAAAAAATGTTGCACCATCTTGGCTTTTTTTATAATTTGGTGTGTCTGCAAATATGTTATTAAACTTAGATCCCTTTTCAAGACCTTTGTAATCAAAACCTAAAATATATATTCTTTCATATCCGTGTTGGGCAGATAACCATAGTGCAGTTGGTCCACTGCTCCAACCTTTTGAAGGATTAAATAAATTTAAATTTGGAATACGCTGATATGCTTTGTTTGGGTTAGTCCAAACTGTATGTTTTTTTTGATATCCAGTTTTAGATATTTCTAATATCATTTTTACATCAACAGCAACTAAAAAATCTGGTGCAAATGTTCTATAGAGTGCATTGCATCCGTAGGTTTTTCCAATCGGAGATAATTCTTCAACATTTATAGGAGATCTGCTCGTACCGTTACCAAGTACAAATGCTATATGATGGTTACTTTTCTCAAAAGTAGAAGGTGTAACAGAATATTCTCTAGCTTTTTCAAGACGTCGAGCTTGCTTGTCGGCTTTTCTCTGAGCTCTTATTTCTTGCCATTGTTCTTTTGTAAATTGTCGTTTATCTATTTTTGCCAATTATCATACTCCGGCCGCCTCAGCTTGTGCTGCTAATCCATACATTTGTCTAACAAAATCTAATTCTTTAACTTTTTCTTCTGTATGTAGTTCACTTGCTTTGCGGGCACGATTAATTTGACTAAGTGTCAATCGTGTTTTCCGGGTATCGTCTAGATCAACGATAGATTGATCATACTGAGGATCATACCTATCATTATCTGTAGGCTCAATAGTTTCTTTGTCGTAGTAAAAAAGTTCTCTCAGTATCATAATGTTATTTATCTTTAGATTGTTCCAGTATCATCACCGCCGCCTGCTGGTGCCCCACCTAATTCTTCTCCGGTTGCTGTTTCTGGTGGTGTTCCTTCGCCACCGTCTTCTGCTCCACCTTCTATATCTGCTTGATCTTCTGCACCTGAGATATCAGCACTTATACCAGCACTGCTAATACCTACACTACGCATTTCTCCTGCTGCATCTCCAGCTGCTGGAGTAAGATTTTCGTCATTTTCTTCTTTCCAATAGCGTTCGTTCTCAGCAATGTCTTCTTCGCTAAGACCTAAATATCGTTTTAATGCAAATCTATTTGAAATAAATGGTATTGCTTGTATTTGTGCAAATGTTCC